ACCACCAAGAGCAAGACGAATTTCAGAGCGGTACTGTTTGACATACAGATTCTGGTCACCAGAAACAGCGTCAGGTGTCATATACTGAACACGATCAGTAGGCTCAAGGTTTGCAATAACACGTGGAACTTTAATAGAACCATCAATAGAAGAGCTACCAAACGGCTGGCTTACACGAGTGCTGTTGCGACCTATTGCACTGAAACCAGCTTGAGAGCTGATAGTAGGCTTAAATGATTGCTCATCACCACTGTCAAGAATGTCGTGCTTAGGACGCGACGAGACCAGAGTTGGGTTTCCGAAGAACTTCATATTCTTACGGACGTTACGTACCAGCTCATCGTGATACATAATCTGATGGCTTAGCCAATCAAACTCACCAGTACCGTTTGCTTCACCGGTACAGTCCATATGGTTGAAAACTTCAACTGCTGGAATGTAACCAAGGGTATTGACTAGCGTTACAGTAGCACCAGGCATCTTGAAGGGCATCATCCCTTGCTGGTTGTCAAACTCAATCTTTTCGTCACTGATAGTTTGCTCAATCCGGTCTTTGTAAACCTTCAGTTGAATCCACTTCTTCTTACCACCACGGCCATTCTGATTGGGATACGAGTCCAGTACATTCGTTTGCTGAACGTTAAACGAGTAAATCAGTACGACTGACTCAAGCTCACCAGCTTGATCCCTGTAAGCACGGTAGCTGTCTTTAGGGAAGTACAGAATTTGATAGCTATCGCCATTAGGACGGAAGTAAAAAAGCCCTTGTCCATCACATAAGAAGTAATCAACAATGCTGTCCATCTTCATGTCGAGCATATTTTGCTCACATACTTTGGCTACAAAATCCTTACGTTTACCGTAACTATCTTGCTCAGCAAAGAATTCAATACCACGACGCAGCATGAATGTACGCATCTGCGCAAGGTGTGAAGACACAATCATTGTGTCTACAGCTAAATCCCCTCGTCGCTCTTTAGCAGCTGTCAGTATTTGACCGAATTGACCTTTGACAGCACTATTGTCCATTGTTAATCTTCTTTATTACTCCTAGTTTAGTCAATATAAATCAAAGATCGTCAATATCGTCCTTATATCCCTTGGCAAACTTATCTGCATTACTTTCTACTTTCTTAATTGGGTCACCAAATTCAAAGGGCTGGTATTCAAACTTAGCGGCTCTATCACCATAAGTCTTGACTTCTTGGATAGTTGCCCGGTCACGGAAGTACTGTTCATTTCCATCGATTCTCTTCTGAAGAGCTGTGATGTCAATGTTTCCGCCACGGAAGCCAGTGTACTTGTTAGCAGTAGTTATGCCAACATTAGAATATTTTTTCTGAGCATCACGGTTCATCGTCTGTGACTGGTCAACAAACTTAGCTTGAGCAGCAGGGCTGTCGTCTACATCATAGAAACCACCAAGGGTTCCCATCGTGATGGCCTTATCAGCAGAGTTGTAATAACCTTGGCTACCTTTACCACTATCATTAATAACTAACGTACGGTTGTCTCCACCGTATTGCCGAATAGAGTTATCTTGCTGATTAAAGACTTTATTATTGTCACCAGTAATATTGGTATCAATATCGTTGTCTTGAGTTACTGTTTGCTGCTGCTCATTTTTAATTTCAGTGCTCTGTTTAACAGCTTGGGCCCTTTGCTTTGCCTCAGAACGGGAAGGTGATGGCTGAGAGGCTGATTGATCATTTACAGCAGTGATTGGCTTTTTCTTAGTAGCTGGTGATGTATTAGCAAGCAAAGACTGATTATCACCATTATTCTGCCTAACAGAATTATCTTGAATGTTATCAACGGTATTATCATTACCAGTAACATTAGTATCAATGTCGTTGTTTTGAGTTACTAACTGTTGTTGTGAATTCGTACCACTCGGCTTTGGCATCACTGGAGGTTTAGGTGTTGGTGCCGGTGATGGTGAAGGCTGAGGCTTCGGTGTAGGTGCCGGTGTCGGAGCAGGCCGTGGAGCAGGCTTAGGTGCAGGTTTTGGAGCAGGCTTAGGTGCAGGTTTTGGAGCAGGCTTGGCTTTCTGCTGCTTAGCCCTTAAAAGTGCGTCATATCGGCGTTGATCATTATGATCCCACTTGCTTCCCTTCCGAGCTTGTTTGACAAGGCTTTGGTCTAATTTACTGGTATCGTATCTCATAGCATCACCTATTGAGTAAGTTCAGTACGTATTGGTCTTTTAGTCCTCTTGCATAACGGGATTGATAGTCACTAGAGCCCATAGATTGACTAATGCTGTTGTCTTGGAAGTTACTTACTTCGTTATTGTCACCATTAATTGTATTAGTAATGTCGTTATCCTGATAGACATTTTGTGATTGGCCACTATTTCCATAGTTACCGCCTAGACCAGGGATTGGCGTAATGTTTACAGGCTCTTCAGGCGAAGGACTAGGTGTAATTCCAGGAGTAGGTCCTGGAGATGAACTTGAGTTATCTTCACTGCCACCAGCATCAGAGTTACTATCGTCGCTACCCATACTCTTACCAGTTAGACGAGCGTAGTCTTCATCTCCAAATGATGAGCCCATCAGAGCCATAGAGATTTCTTTATCACTAAAACCAGATACATCGTACTTATCATCAACTAATCCAGCACGACGTTTAGCTTCTTCGGGGTCATTAGATAACCGAGAACGAGCATCAAAGTTTTTATCTCTTATGGCTTCACCAGCCATCCTGGTTTTAGACATGTGCTATCTATAAATCAAAGCTATCACTATTGTAGTCAATCTGTAAATTACCTCTTCTCAATAATCCACCCATTGTTAATACCATACTGTCCACAGTATCATCGTGAGCTGAATGGCCAAAGTTGAGAAGCTCTTCTTCTAGCTGATCCCATTTACGCCACTTGTTCCACACTACTTTTCTGTGTTCATATAGACCTAAAACACCACGTAATCGAGCAAGCTTGTCGCCTTTAAATCCTTTGACTGGTGAAACTGTCAGGTTATATAAAGCACGATTCTCGTGGATGATTCGTTTGAAGTCACCTTCAAATGAGTTCTGATATGCAACAGCTTCAGGCCAAATGATGCATGGTGACATCGTTGGGAAGAATTGACCTTCGTCATTCTCAATAAGAATGTTCCAGTCAGCCAACATCTCACACATCACATCCATCTTTTCTAGGTTTCCAAGTGTGCGTGATCGTCGTTGATCAATTAAATATATCTTGCCTTTTTTGATACCAGCAAGGGTAAATACAGTCCAATCATTTTTCTCTTTCAGACCTGCACTAAGGTCAATACCAACTCCTAAGCAATCGTATTCTTCAGGTACCTCGCCTTTGACAATGAGTTCAGGAGAGATTCCGACTTCAGTTGACTTAACTGCAGTGTTGAGATACTGGTATGCAAATGCGACACGATCTTCCATCTTACGTTCGTTAAGGTATTTCATTGACCAGAACTCAGGCCAATACGAACGCTGCTTACCGTCGTCGTCAGTTATGACTGCTTGTTGGATAATCTGTTTCCAATTATTTTTTGGTACAAATAACGTGGCGTGTATATCGTCAAAGTGAAATCGCGTCCCGAGACAAATTGCCCTTGCGCCCTGAAACATAGTTGGAGCGATAACGTTACTCCACGTCTGCTCCATCTCTCTCCTAATATCTGGATTGTTAATGGAAGCAGCTGACTTGATAGGGTCATCAATAAGAACAAGCTGGGATCGCTTTGAGGTAATTGCACCTTTGAGACCGCCACACGCAATAGTGAAAGCTTCTTCACCAGCAGTGTCAATACCTGCGAACTCGTAGTCGATGCTCCAGTATTCGTCCGACCGTTTAATCTTTGAAAGCCGAACCATAGGAAAGATTTCTCTGTACTTATTGGATGTGAGAATACCTTTAATAGTTGCTGATTTTGCACGACTAATGTCCACCATATAAGCGATGTACAGGATGCGCAGCATTTGCCCTGCAGCTGCATGTCGGCCTATCATCCAAGCTGCAAACAAACCAAGGACAGTACTTTTCGCAGATCCCCGAGGAGCAAGGATTGCTGTATTTTTTCCTCCGATTCCTAGTAGACATTCACTATCTTCTCCTGTACAAAGTTCTGCGTGCCACTCCAACATATGATTTGCTGGAGCCTTTCCCATAAACTTACAAAAGTCTTGAAAGTTATCTCTTGCTCTAAGTACTTCTTCACTCGGTGGCTTGACAGTTACCTTTGTAGCTGTCATTAATGCTGAACGTCTGTATGCTAAAGCTGCGCTAGGTATTGCCATAAAGTTAATACTTTAGCTTCAGTCTAACTATCTCATGGCTTGGTCTGGGTTATATCCGTAAGCTCCTGCTGCTCTATATTTAGATGCTCTTTCTCTAGCAGCTTGCCTAGCAGACATACTTCTACCTTGATAGCCTGTTCCTTTTGAATATTGTTTTGAGTATCTTTCAGTATTTTTATTCTTTGCTTTAGCAATTCTTCGGCTTGCTTTATCGTAGCTTCTTGAAATAGCAAACGCATTACGAATATCATTAGCGAACTCTTCTGCTTCCATCTGACGCACATTGGTCATAGACCCAACGTTTGCCATTGGGGGTAAAGCTTTTGCAAGTGTTCCTTGCAGCCGGAGGCCTTTAGTCTGAGCATCAACAATCTGCGGAAGTTCCGGCAGCTCAGGCGCTAGTGGCAGGAATTGGCTACTCATTAGGTAGAGATTTCGCTGTAGACCTTTGCCCACACAGCATTCATAGCGTTCTCAATTGGTTCAGCAAACTGTGGGTCGTCTTTAAAAATTGCCGTAAGTTCACGCATGACTCGGTCGGCTCCGGCAAGGATGAGTCCCCGTTTATCAGTAGTTTTATTGAACCTTTCGGATGTTTCAATGTGAGAACGCAGCTCTTTTTCCAAGGCCGCCAACCTGGCAGCACCGTCACTTCCTTTGATTTCTCCGGAGGTAACTGCCATTCGGAGTTCTTGAATGTCAGAGTGCAGGGCACTAATTTCACTGTTAAGTATTCCACGGCGATCTAATTTCTTAAACTTCATTTTGACCCAACGACCTAAGTCATTGAATGTTCCTTCATATCCACAGATTCCAGCATATACCCAAATTTCAATAATACTAGGAGTGACCTCAGCAAATTCTTTGAAGTTTTCTGATTCAGATGCAGGCAGGCTGTCTAGCCACTGATCTACCGCAGTTAGATAAACCTTGCCAGTTGTTGTAGAGGTAGTCATCAGAATGCCCTAGCAAGAGAACGTGAACGGGCTTGTTGACGGTTGGACTTCTTCGCGGTGAGTTCGTCTTCTTTCTCCATAGTTGTACGTTGTTCAGATGCAGTTGCTCCAATCTTACGAACATCTTGGTCACCTTGTGCGCCAATGTTCTTACGGTCTTGAGCACCTTGAGTATTGATTTTGTTTACATCAACATCACCCTGCTTACTGATGTTAGCGATGTCAACCCTCCCCTGACTTGAAATATTGCCTTGCTCTCGTTCAGCTTGTGCAGTCTGTTGAGTGACAATATTTGCTTGGTCAGCTTCACCCTGAGCTTGGATATTTCCTACCTCACGATCGGCTTGTGCTTGTTGCTGTGTTTTAATATTCTGCCTGTCTTGGTAACCTTGAGCACCAATGTTGGCTTGTTCACGCGCAGCTTGAGCAGCTTGTTGTGTTGTAATGTTGGCTCGGTCTTCACTGCCCTGAGCTCCAATCTTTTCAACATCAACATCCCCTTGAGCTGAGATATTAGCTCTATCTTGAGTACCCTGTGCGCTAATGTTACCTTGCTCACGGGCACCCTGCTCTCTCTGCTGCTGAGAAATATTCAAGCGATCTTGAGCACCTTGACTGGTAATCTTCGATAAATCAACTTGTCCCTGAGTGTTAATGTTTTGTCTATCTTGGTCACCTTGAGTAGTAATATTTAATTGCTCTCTCTTGCCTTGATAGAACTGCTGGGATTCAATATTCTGCCTATCTTGTTGACCTTGAGCTGAGATATTACCCTGCTCTCTCAATCCTTGTGCCGATTGCTGAGTTTCAATATTCTGCCTATCTTCTTGTCCTTGAGCTCCAATCTTGTTGATATCTACCGCACCTTGAGTGTTTATATTTTGCCTATCTTGCTGACCTTGAGCTGAGA